CCTGAAACTTCTTGTATTACACTATTCCCTAAAGTACTTGCTCCAGTAAACTTAGGTAGGTAGTTTGTTGTACCAGTCCCAGTAACTGGGTTAGTCAAAGCATTTTGCTTAGAGTTAAACGTTGTCCAATCAGCAGCAGATAAGAAACCAGCTTGTGAGCCGCTTGATTGTTGAATAGAGAATACCCCAGTCGTATTATCATATAATAAAGGACTTGTTGCACTTAAAGATGTTAAGTTAATACCACCTAAACCAGCTAAGGTGTAAGTAGGCACATTTAAAACACCAGTTGTGCTATTGTATGTTGATGCTCCGTTATTGCCAGTAGTTGTTAAACTGATAGCACCTCTTGCACGAGCATCTGTATAGTATAAGTTAGAACCTTCTGCAATACTTGATGTAGTTCCAGCTACATTCTTCCATAATGAAGTTGCACTTTCGTATTGTAAGATTTGACCATTAGTTGGCGTTGTAATTAACACATCACTACTTTCGCTTAACTCTTGTGTATTTTGAATCTTTACTTCAATAACACCTTGAGTTGGATGTGCTCTTACTACTACCCCTACATAAACGATATGGTCTGGGCTTGTTGGCTTAGTAGCAGTAAATCCACCAGCCACACTTGGGCTTAAATATAAAGTTTGACCAGTTGAGAATCCGTTTGTATCTAAATCTATTAAAGTTCCAGCAACAGTTACATAACCATTATTCATGTTTGTTATGTCTGCTCTTACCAAACCGATTGTCTGATTTGATGCTGCCTCTGTGTTAGCTTGTGCCTTAGTAATAGTAGGTAAGTTACCTTGACCACCATTGATATAAACCACAGTTCCTTTTGTGATTGTAGCACCACTATTATTGTAAACTTCAGTTACTAAGTTTTGTGCTTGAGTAACAACAGTTGGGAAATTAACTAATGAACCATCACCAGCTACATACTGACCGCTATTACCAGCAAATCCTATGTTAATGTTTCCGCTTGTTGTAACTGGACTTCCAGTTATTGTTAATGCAGCAGCACTTTCAGTAATACCAACACTTGTTACCGTTCCTACATATTGGTCATTACTTGTTATAGTAAAGTTTGGATAAGTTCCGCTTATTGAAGTTGTACCAGCACCAGTTAAAGATACAGTCTGGTCAGGTGCAGTATTTGTTATTGTGAAACTTGGATAAGTTCCAGTTGCACTAATTCCAGTACCACTTGTTAAACTTACAGTTTGGTCTGGAGCAGTATTAGTAATCGTAAAGTTAGGATAAGTACCACTTGTTGAGATACCAGTTGATGCAGTTAAGCTAACTGTTTGGTCTGGTGCACTATTCGTTATAACTCCAGTTGTTGAGTTATAGCTTATGCCAGTTCCAGCACTTACAGAACCTCTTGCTCTTGCATCAGTATAATAAAGATTTGTGCCTTCGCTTATGTTTGATGTAGTCAAAGAAACCGCACCAGTAAATCCGTTTACACTTACAACGGCATCTGTGTTGTCTACTTGTTGCCATGCAGTACCATCATAGATAGCCCAGTCTCCAACATTCCAATCAGTAATGCCATCTAAGTTAGTAGTACCAGCCACACTAACAATGTAGTAATAACCTTTAGTTCCTACACCACTTGTTAAAGTAGGAGTGTTTGTTGATGCGTTCCAAGTGCCTTGATAAATTGAGCCACCAACTAATCCATTGATTTGGTTTTGTATTTTACCAAATGCAGTTAAGATAGAATCTGTTGCTTGTATTGTACCACCAGTGATGTTTACACCAGTTAAAACTTTACCAGTTACGGCAGAGTTTACTAAAGAAGGAGAAGCGTATGTTCCACTTAATTCACCACCAGCAGCTATGCCTTCAATAGTTGTTAAATATGTTGAGTTATCGTAAGTAACAGTTGTGCCACTTACTTTAACGAATCCAGTTCCGTTTAATTGTGCTTGTTTAGCGTTAAATGTAGTCCAATCAGTAGAAGTCAATAAACCAGTTACACTTGACGTAGCAGTAGGAATAGCCGTTTGACTTGCAGCCGTTACTAATCCTTTTGCATTTACAGTTATAGTTGGTACAGATGTAGAAGAGCCATAAGCCCCTACATTTGAGTTTACAGTAGCTAAAGTTAAAGTAGTATCAGAACCAGTGCTGCCAGTTCCAGTTACATCGCCTATAAAACTTAATGAGCCAGATGGAATTGAAACCGCCACAGTAGATATTGCAGTAGTCAAACCTTTAGCATTCACAGTAATTACTGGAATTGCAGTAGATGAACCAAACTGACCAACGTTGCTATTTACAGTTGCTAAAGTCAATGTAGAGCCAGAACCTACAACAGCACCAGTTCCACCAGTTACTGTTATGTCGCTTGATGTTAAGTTGCCTAATGTTAGAGCATTTTGTTTGCTATTAAAAGTAGTCCAATCAGCACTACTTAAATAACCATTTGTAGTAGAGTTTGCTTGGCTTATTGAAACCACACCACTTGCTACGCTGATAGGAGCCGTTCCGCTTATTGCAGCTTGTGCTCTTGCAGTTGTAAAATATAAATTAGTTCCCTCACCGATGTCAGTAGTAGTCAAAGTAGTAGAGCCACCTAAAGCAACTGTCTTACTATTAATTGTAACTGAATCATTGAATAAACTTGTATTTGGAATATCGTCTAAAGCTATAATACCAGTAGTGTTAGAATAAACCACACCACTTGTAGCATCACCACTTATAGCAAATCTTGCTCTTTGATTTGTAAAGTATAAGTTAGTATTCTCTGTAACTTGTAAAGTATTGTAGTCTCCACTTTGAGCAGTAATCGCACCAGTTCTACCAAATACAGACGTAACTGCATCAGTATTATCATCTGTCCAACTTGCAGTAATTGTACCTCCGTCTTGTTGGTTAAGCGTTAAAGTCTTTGTAGTCGTTCCAGTTACAGCAGCACTATTTATCTTGTCATTATAAGCACTATCCCAATTTGCTGTATTATCTGTTAAATATGTAATTACCCCAGCAGTAGATTTAACTATGCCAGTGCCTAATAAATCATCTTGTTTAGCATCTAAAGCGGCTTGAGTAGGTATAACATAACCACTCGCTAAACCTAAAGCTAAAGTACCAGCCGTTGTAATTGGGTTTCCGCTTATCGTAAGTCCAGTAGGAACACTCATATTAACAGAGGTAACAGTACCTACATAAGTTTCCGTATTGTTTACCCAGCTTGTTCCGTTATAAACTAATGCTTGACCAGTCAAAGGGTTAGTGATTGTTACTCCGCCTAATTGGGTCAAAGTATAATCTCCCTCTTGTGCTACTACGTTTCCAACTCGACCGAATACAGAATAAACGTTATTTGGCAAAGGGTAGCCTCCTTGAGGAGCCTCAATAGTTACTACCGTTGTGTCTACGTTTATGTCTATTTGGTCTTGATTTATTGTTATTTCTGTACTCATTAGATTTGTGTTATATCTTGATAAACTATGAACGTTCCCCAAATATAAGTTTTCGTAAAGTCATCTGGGAATACTACTGTCATGTCATAAACATAGTTTCCAGCAGCTATTGTTATAGGATAATCTACCGTTATTAGGTTGTTATTTACCCCACCTATCGTTATGCCACCGCCAGTGCTATCTAATGTAGCAGAAACAGTAGTAGACTTTATGCTTGGTCTGATTTGGATTTCACAATAAGCACCAGTTAAACTGATAGGTACATCATTTGCAAATAAAGCAAATGTTTGCGCCCAGTTATCATTTTTCCAAATTTGGATATTATACGTTGCTGGTCTTAAATCAGCACTATTGTTACAAGACATAATAAGATATTTTTACAAATTTACTAATTTACTTTAACAAGCAACTGGAGTATTATTTATAGTAGAATTTGTTAAGTTAAATCTTGCTCTAAACCCAGCACCAGTATCTCCAAAAGCCCTATAATGTAAAAATGCACCAGTATATCCACTCATAGGGAATATTGCAGTAAAATTATAATTAGCATAAAATACCGTTCCAGCAACTGGAGTAGCAGTATTTGTCCATGCAATTGTATTAGGGTCTAAAAACAAAGCACAAGCATCAACAAAAACAGTATCTCCATTATCAGATATGTTCCACTTAAAAACTCCAGTTTTAGCCGTTAGGTTAGATTTAACTGGCAATTGATTTGATGCCTTAGATGTAATAGCATTTATAACTACATATTGCTCCGCCTCTGCTCTTGTTATTTGTTTTGAGCCTGGAGGTACTGCTGCCTCTGCTGCCATAAATACTCCAGTATCTACGGCATTCTTTAAATTGTTGAAACTAATAGTTTGATTACTTGCTAAAGCTGCCCAACTCATTTTTTAACGCTTTTAATTCATTTTCTAAATATTGAACCTTAGCTACTAAAACTTGATTATAAGCAACCGCCAAAAATCCATCTTGCCCTTCGGCTACTGCATAAGGCATAATCTGTTGTACGTCTTGTGCGTAATAACCAGCCTCAATTTTGCCGTCTTTCTCGTAAAGGTAAGTTTGTATGTCTTGAACATTATTAGGGCTAAAATTCGCCTCTAATTGCTTTTTAAGACGCTTATCTGAAGACTCAAAGAAACCAGTAGCCGTAAGTGTACCAGATAAAGTACCTCCAGTCAATGGCAAGTACCCAGCTAACGTAGATGTAGAAACCTTATTGTTAAATGTATTCCAATCAGACGATACTAAGTAACCATTTGTACTTGGACCAGCTATTGACATACTTAAGTTAGGAGTGCTACCGCCAGTTGAAGACATTGGTGCGGTTGCAGATACGCTTGTAACTGTACCTACTGACCAAGACCTATCAGCAGAAAGGTCATAACCTACTCCGTTTATAGTTAAGGTTCTTGATGTAGGGACACCAGACGTTGGAGTTTCGTTTCTCCATTCTCCAAATCTATAAGTTAAAACTTGTCCGTTTGATGGGGTACCTACATAAGTTACATCTGGCAATTCATATAAAAATGGAGTAGGAGGTGCCGCCCATACTAAATCACCTCTCAAAAACTGACTTGTTGTGCCAGTCCCAAAAGAGTTTTGTTTGTTGTTAAAAGCATTCCAATCTGTTGATGTTAAATAACCAGACGTTCCACTATCAGCCGCTAATAAAGTGTATCTACCAGTTGAACTATTATAAGTCAATGCAGAACCAACGTTAGCACTAAAAGCAGCCCTTGCTCTTGTATTTGTGTAATATAGATTTGTTGAACCCTCTGTAACTAAGTCTGTATTGTAATCACCACTAACTGCTACAACTGCTCCAGTACGACCAAAAACGGAAGTAACCGCCCCAGCAGCAGCAGAATAAATTGGAATATTCAAAACTCCAGTAGTACTATTATAAGTTGCCGCCCCACTCGTTCCAGTAGTCGTTAATGATAACGCTGCTCCACCAGATGCTGATAATGTGTCTCCAGTTAATGTTAAACCAGAGCCAATTATTATTTTAAATAAATCTCCTAAGTTATCAGCCCCAGTAATTACATTACCAGAACCGCCCATAAAGGCAAGACTTGCAGACCCAGTTACTTGTAATTGATGTGCCATAATTAATTAAATAATCCTCTTACAAATTCATCAGCTTCTAATGCTCTACCAAAAGTCAATACACCAGTTAGCGTATTAAACTTTACTTGTTCACTTGTTGGAGAACCGCTTGTGATTATATTTCTTACATCTATTCCACCTCTTGATACATAAACACACTCTTTACCAATCATATCAGCCCAAGTTACTGTAGTTTCCCCACCACTTGCAGTATATTGTTTATTGTAAACTTGACCCTCTCTAATAATAACACCGCCCGGAGTAATTTGTGTTCCAGCCACTCCATAACCTCCACTACCTTGTAATGTTACGCTATATGTACCTACATCTTTATAAGGAGCATTTATTTGTAGACTTGTTAAATTACAAGTTCCACTAATTACTACTAACCCATCAGCACCGTTATCAATAGAAAAGTCAATTACAATCGGAGTTCTGTCTAATTGCAAGTCTAATAATGCTAAATAATTGTATTGATTATTTAAGGATATTAACCCATCACAAGTTACTTGCCAACTTGCTACATCGTTTTTATATTCTCTAAACCATGCAGAACTTTGAGATGTAACCTCCATTTGCTCAACGTTTACACTAAAAGTGCAATTAGTAGAACAAGCAAAAGGGATGTCTTCGTAAGGAGTTACGGAAGTGTTCCTTTTGTATAAAATCATATTATTTCCTATAACTGCCATATGTCAAAGTTAATTTATTTAAAGTATTGTATGTAATTTATTGTTGCAGTTATGTCAGTATTAGATATTTCTAATAAAGTACCAGTCATTGCATTATCTACATAACTTATTGTTGAATTGCCTAACATATAAGATTTATTTGCTACGTTAATCTGTGCTGGGTCTGTATCAGCCGATTTAATCATCTTTGATGCATTAATAAATGGATAGTTTGCGTTTGTTGTTTCCAGACTACTTATAGCACAATCTATGTTAATTATATTCTTGCCATAAGAATTTATGTACTGTCTCATTAGTAATTCAGTCATACTACTATATTGTCCAGTCATTCCAAATCTATACCAGTTTAAAAGAGGGCTACCATCTGACTTTAAAAACACTCCAACAGATGTAGGGAATCCAGCTATCCCAATATATCCAAAAGGTATATCTACTTCTTTAATATACTCTTTGTTATTATTTAAAAAGGCAAAGTAATCTATTTTATTATAATCGTATTCAGCAGTTACTACAAATTGAGTAACAGTACAAGTGTTCCCTATTTGATTGTTAAACTCTACTGTCAATTGACCACTTATAGGACAAGGCAATGTACTAAAAGAAAACTCGCCATTTGCTCCCTCTGGTATTGTATATCCAGAACTTGCTGTGCTTTGCCAATCTTTATTATTATTTAAGTAATATGTAGTAGTACCATCAAACACAGTCATTAAAACATATCCTCTTGTTCCACTTCCGCCATTTAAAAATAACATTGAATAATTTAAAACTGCATTAGCACTAATTTTTGGCATGAAGTTATTTATCATTCTTGTATATCCACCACCACCTCCTCTTACTAATGTTATTTGAGCATAAGACTCATTAGAATTATTTACAAGAAAAAATGATGAACCTACACCAACGTTAGTTACTGTCCAAGATTGAGGAGATGATATTAAATTAGGATATATTTTTAAATTACCATTATCAACTAAGTTTTTATCTTGATTAATTTCAATAGAAGTTTGTACTCTATTAAATCCTTTTAAGATAAGTTTAAACTGCTCATTATTTATAAAATATAAACCGCTTGTATTACCAGTGTATCCTTGTATTATACTTAATGTATTTAAATTACTTCCGCTTCTAACTAATGTTCCAGTATTTGTGTATTCTGTAAAATAGTTATTTGTATTAGCAAATTCATTTATCGCTACTACCCACCATTTGCCACCAGCTTGGAATAGTCTACATCCAAAAGACTTTATTAATTTATTTAATACGTCAAAGCTATTCTCATAAGTATAATCTTCGTTTTTAAATGTTCTTATAGGTAAAAATGTTTGACTAAATGGCTCGTATTGTGTCCCATCTGCTCTATCATTCATATCAAGAGCAAAATAGGAACAAACTGTCATCAAGTTGGGGTTAGTAGGAAAACTTAAAGAGTTTAAACAAGTTAAAATATATGTTAATACACTTAACTGGCTATTTGTTCTATTACCTACACTATTAATATTTAAAGGAATATTTCTAAGCATTCCTAACCCATCAACACAATTAAAAGACAATTGCTTTCTTCCAGTTGAATAACTTATAGAAATGTTATCGCTTAGTGTATAACCACACCATTCTAAATTTGCACCTAAATATAGCTTAGCAAAATACTTTCTATCGTTTACTGTAACAAAGTCTGGAATGTTAGCTAAATTATCTGTTACATCAATAGTACAAGACAATTCACTTGCATACATTGCCTCAAATATTTCATCTCCGCTTGGGATATATTGTAAAGATATATCTACACCAATATACTCTATTAAAGTAGGTGCAGAAGCTAAATCTTCTTGTAAATACAAGTAAGCAGTTTTACTTGTCTTTGTAGCATAAGTAATTTTGTATTTATCGTAGTATGCCATTATCCTCGTCTATATTTTAAAGATGTTTCGCTTCTATTCATTGCTAATACTAAGTCTTGCCCTCTTAATACAAACTCACCATTGCCGCCTCCACCATTAGAAGCCATTGCACCAGCATTAAAAGTATTATTCATTAAATTGCCTAATTTACTTAATGGCATAACCGCCTCGCTTTCATTCCCTTCACCTACCATTGCCAGTGTTGGACCAGTTACAATACCACCAGATGCAAGTCCTAATAATCCTTTAAATACTTTACCAAAACCTCCAGTTATTACATTTGCATTTGCTGCACCTCCAGTAAATGATGCCATCAAGGCTTGGAATATAGCAGCTTTAATAGCAGCAGCTGCTATTTGTTTTGCTAAATCCATGAACATATTTTTTAATGCCTCACCAATACTCATTCCTTGTTCCATTGATGTCCATAAATTCATTATAGAGTTAGTAGCATAATTTGATAAAGTATCTGCTAATTGTAGACTGGCTTCTACTTGTTGTTGAGTTAATTTAATATTTTCTTTTCTAACCTCATTTTCTTTTTGTGTTTCCTCAAAGAACTGGCTTGTTTTACCTTGTAATGACTTGCCAAATTCACCATCCATTGAGTATTCCCCAAAGGCTTTAATCCCAGCTTTTCTTTGCTTTTCTGCCTTAGCTTTATCTTCTGGAGTTTGTCCAGTAATATATTGGGCTGTCTTGCCTAATTCTTTTCTTAATCTTATTGCCTCTAAAATTGCATTATTTTCCTTTCTTAAATTAGAAGAAAATGTATCAGTTGTTTTTGTAACCTCTGTATTAAAGTTTTTTGTACGAGTAGCATATTTGTCTTGTTCATTTGCAGCTTCATTAAATTGTTTTGCTATTCCTTTGAATACTTCTTCTAATGTTTTAGCCTTATTACCTATTGCTTCTGCTCCTAATATGTCAGTACCAGTTATTGCTGGTCCTCCAGTTAATTTAGATAAAGCAAAAGCTCCTAAACCTTCTCCAGGAAGTAATGATGCTTTATTTACGTTTTGTGGTGCATTTTGTGCCTCTAATTGTTTAAACGCTTGTTCTGCTGCTTTTTGTAATGCAATTTGTGCAGCTGCTCTAAATAATGCAGCTTTTACATAACTTTCTTTATTATCAATAAATACTTTCTCGGCTTCGGCTATATCCTTTGTAGTTCCATAAACCTTGCCCAAGCTATTGTTATATTGGTCTAATGCATCCTTTTTAGATAATGTACCATTTCTAAATCTTTCAAATGCATTATTTACATTTTCAACTTCTACATAAGCATTAGCAAATTCTTTTTTTGTTTGGCTAAATGCGTTATTGTATTCTTTTAAACTTTGTGAGCCACCAGTTACTTTATTAAAGAAATCTCCTATCTCATCTCCAAAAGCCACAATTAATGATGTTGCCACACCAATCGCCAATCCTATACCAGCTGGCCCAGTTAATCCAGCAGCCATTGCTTTTAATGCTTGTGTACTTCCACCAGACTCTTTTTGTAAACGTTGAAATGACTCAAGTAATGGGTTAATGTTATTGGCTATACCCATAAAGCCATACGGAGCATCTTGAGCAACTCTTGATAAGTTTGATAGGGCTTGAGTTGCTTGGTTACCAACCTTACCAAAGTTTTGCATTTCTGTTTTAAGACCTTTTGAAGCCTTAACAAAGTTTTGCAGATTATCTAATGCCTCTTTGGTATCAGCAGTTATAACGAGTTTTAATGTTTCTTGTGCCATCTTTAATTTTTAACTCCGTACATTTTTAAAGTCCTTGCTAATTCTTCATTTGTTAGCATTTTCTTTTCCTCTGCTGGTTGGTTATCGTCAATTTCTGGGATGTGCCAAAACGCTTTTAACGATTTAGGGCTCTTTTCGGCAGTGCTACTTAGATATACAATATAGGCGAGGTTTCGTGTCCTCGCCCATTCGTTTAACTCTTGTTTTTCCTTTCCCATAACAATAATAGAAAAGTCCTTCCAAGTCATCTCCCAAAACTCGCTTGGGCGTATATTACATTCAGCAGCCTTAACTAAAATATCATCCCAACTTAGTTTTATTAGACTTTTTTTTTGTCTTCTTTAGGAGTTCCACTTACGGTAGTAACAGTATTTTGTACTATGTATTTAAAATACTCCATTACTGGACCCTCTGTGTTAAATACCCCTCCTATTTCGTCTATCCAATCACATACATCATTTTCTGTGTATTCAATTGGTTCTTTCTTGCTATTACAAGCTGATTTATAACCAGCATAAATTAGCTTTATAATAACATCCAAGTCTAATACCTTTCCGCCTACTAATTCAAAATATTGGTCTATGGTAATGTTCATGTCTTTGCAGAACTCTCTCATTGCCCATGTACCCCATTTTAAATCTATTGTTTTGTTGTTTGTTTCAAATTGATGCATATTGGTTTTTTGTTTTTATTATTGTTCTGTTTGTGTTACTGGCGGTGCATAAACTACAAATGTTGCAGAAAACTTAACGTCATCTTTATCATCTGCATTTACGTCAAAGTTAGAAATCCAAACACTACCGCTATAAGTAATGTCTCCAGTTGTTGGAGTTGCTTTACCCATTTTCATAGCAAATACAGTTCTTGCAGCGTGAGCAGCATATAATTGTTGGTAGCTATCTTTTGCTGGGCTTCCAGTTTCGTCAATTGCAAAACCTTCACATTGGAAAGATTGTGTAAATGATGGTCCAGGTTGGAATTCATCTCCACATTTAGAAGTTGCATCAATTGTGTTTACAGTTGATGTAAGTGAGTTTGATGTTAGACAAGCAACTGGCTTAAAAGTTGCGTTCCCATCAATGTCTGCAAGTAGAATATAATCTCTTGCTGATACTTTAGTTTCTGGCATTTTATTTAATTTTGAGTTATTATTATGTTATATGTTATAATTGTTCTAAATACGTTATCCATTGGGTTTATTCCGTCTAAGTTTCTGATACTTGCAACACTTAAAGATGAACTATAAAAGCCATTCGCAAGTGTTATGTTAGTATCTGAATTAATAGCAGTCAAAACTAAATTGCTAATCGTTTCAGCACGTTTATAGCCAAAGTTAGCATTTTTTGTAACAATGTCCACATCAATAGATACACCATTTGTGTAACCCGATTTGCCTTGTTCTTGAGTTGATGTTCTACCAGTCATTACAATATATTCATCACCCGCCCCTTCTGGTGCTATTCCATCATAAACAGTAAGACCACTTGCACTTGTCAAGTTGGTATAAAACCATTTCTTTATTTCTATATTAGGGTTAAGCATTTAATATCTTTTTAAGTTTTTCTATCAATTTAGGCTTTTCTTGTTCGTAAGCTGGTATTAAAAATGGTTGAGGTCTTATACCATTTCTTAATATTTTAATAGCTAAAAACCTTGCTAATTTCTCGTCTTGTGATTGTTTTAATTTACTTCCACCTTGTCTTCTGCCACTCTTTACACTATACGTTCCAGCTAAACCTTTTCTTTTAACCCATAATGTTAAAGCCTTTATCATATCTTCTAAACTGCCACCTTTTTTGCCTTTAAACGTTGCAGCATAATCTTCAAATCCAGGTGGGATAGAAACCTTACCACCAGTCCCAAACTCTACATATGCTCCATAAGATGCACCAACTTCTACATAATGAGTTAGTTTATTTTTAGATGTAGCGTGAATACTTTGTCTTAAAGTACCCATATTTACTGGAGCCAGACGTTTTGCTATCTTTTCTATTCTTAATGTAGATGCAGATATTTCTTTAGCTAACTCTGTACTTACATTGTTTTCTATTTCCTTTAACTTTTTCTCAAGTCTTGGTATGCCAGATAAGTCTATTCCAAATCCCATTATCTATAAATTACAAGTTCGTAAAATCTCTTTTGGTTCTCCACATCCTTTATAGAGTGTATCGTGTATCTTGACCCTTCTACTTCTACTTCGTAATTTTCGTTTATCGTAACTCCGTATCTAATATAAAGCAGTGCTCTTTGGTCAAATTGTAATTCTGACTCGTCTATCTCTCTTGCCTTATTATCTGGTCTTAAATCGCCCCAAACAGTGCTTTGTAGGGCAAATGTCGTTGTATATCCACCTTGCCCATCACTAACACGAGTAGGAGCATAAACCAATACTTGACGAGTCATTGTATTGGCATCAATATAATTAGCTTTTGCTTTACCTAATTTCATATTATAATATTGGCGAAGTTTTAGTCCATCTTTGACACGCTCTATATGTCTTCTCACAAATACCAGAGTTGCCGTCTAAACCTCTATTCTCGTAATCGTAACTTACTTGGTCTAATATTGCTATTTTAAGGTCTTTTGGTAGACAATCAAATCCAGCGTTATAAGTCGCTTTCATGTCGTTTTGTGCTGGGTATTTAACCTTAGGATAAGCACCTCCGATTAACTTATAATCGTTACTATCAATTTCATCCCCGTTGTTATCGTATAAAGAAAGGAAGTAAGTTACTGGTCCAAATGGCAATTCAAAGTTTGCACCTTCATTACAAAACCATACCTCTACTTGACGAGGGATTAGGCTTAGATTAGTAATTTGTTCGATAGCCTCTCTTGCTTGAGTTATCATGCTTTCAATCAATGCATCTTCAGTAGATGTCGTTACTCTACAATACAATTTAGCCTCTGCAAGTGTAACTGGCTCTACTACTGGAGCATTATTAGAAAATTGGTAATCATTCCTATAACTATACATATTCCCTTTTTTACAAATTTACATTAATTATAATAAAAAACCCCACCGATTAAGATGGGGTCTTTATTTTAGATGGATATATATTATCCTACGTTTCCTAAGTCAGCATAGATAGCAGAAGTAGTAAGCATTAAGTTGATGTCTTCGTAACACTCGATACGAGCAGTTACTAAGTTCTTTTGGAAGTTATCTCCATTCTCATAAGAGAACTCGATAGCTAATCCTTCAACTTCTACTCTTTCGATGTAGTTATTGTCGATAATCAATACTTTGTCATCTGTTACCCAAGATGCAGATACTACTGGAACACCCCAGATAGTCATGCCACCATTAGCGTTTACGATTACGCTACCGTTACCAGCATAGTAACCAGCATCGATAGTAGCTTTCAATAAACGACCCATTTGAGTTTGGCTTACTAAAGCAAAAGAAGGAACGAAGTTTGCAGTCTTTTGGTTACCGATGTAATCAACTAATTGCTTTAAATCGTTAGTTTCCGCAGTTGTAGTAGAACCAGTTGCAGCACCAGATACAGTACCGAAGAATGCAGCGTTCTCAGCCTTAAAGAAATCTCTTTGTAACATTCTTGGTAAAGTTTGAGTCATGAAAGGTAATGACTTCAACATTTGCTTAGAGAAAGTTGAGAAACCAGCTAAGTAGTCGTTTACAACTTTAACTTCAGTTAA